ACAAACGTAAAAAAAAAACGATACCCACCCGAACAGTTGTCCGAGTGGGTATTTTTATATAATAGAAAGGCAGTCGGAAAGGGAAACCAAAAAAAACTTTCCGACATTGACGACTATACCACAGGAAGGAACACGTTATGGAAATCATGCTAAACAACGACGCATACATGCCGACACGAACCTATAAGACCGATGCGGGACTGGACCTGCGCACGCCGGTGGCGGTGACCGTACCGGCCTACTCAAACGTCACGGTAGACACAGGAGTGCACGTCGCACTGCCGCACGGATGTGCTGGACTGCTCGTCAGCAAGAGTGGCCTCAATGTCAAGCACTCCATCACGAGCACCGGACTCATCGACGAGGAATACACCGGAAGCATCGTAGTCAAGCTCTACAACCACGGAGGTGAAGACTATGGGTTCGAGGCCGGGGATAAGATCACGCAGCTGGTCGTGATTCCGGTGGTCTGCGAATCGGCAGAACAGGTCTCCGCGTTCAATGCGACAGAGCGTGGCGACAACGGTTTCGGAAGTACCGGGAGGTAAGCCATGTGGAGCGGACGAAGCAAATACCACGCAAAGAAAACATGCGTCGACGGCGTCACTTTTGACTCGAAGAGGGAGGCTGACAGGTATCTCGTCCTAAAAGGCATGGAGGAGGACGGAAGCATCGAGGATCTGCGCCGTCAGGTGCGTTATGAGCTCGTGCCGGCCTTTGATGTGGACGGCAGTCATTACCGGCCTGTTTCCTACGTGGCGGACTTCGTTTACGTGGAGGACGGCAAGACGGTCGTCGAGGACGTCAAGGGCATGAGAACCGACATATATAGGCTTAAGCGCAAGCTCTTCGCACGACGGTACGGCATGAGCATCAAGGAGACGTGACGGCGTAGGAATGGTCATGGCCCCGGTTGGTCTTGGGAAGAGAATCCCGGACTGGCTGGGGCTTTTTTGTCATTGCCGATGGTTCGTGTTCAACCAAGGGTGCGTGCCACGTGTGAACCCTCAGACAGTTCCCCGTACGATTGCGCACCCACTGCAATCATTGCAGCACTGTACCGCAAAATATGCAGTGGGGGTACTGCAGAATTTACAGCAAGGAAGCTGCAAAATTTGCAACTCTATAATATAGATCTCTATAAGATATAGGGATATTCTAGTAAATACTCTAAAGAGAGAGAAAGAAAGATAAAATCTTTCTTTCCAGAGAGAGAGAAACGAAACCAGTCTCCAAGAACAAGCCTTGATGGCTTCGGTGACTACGGAGTGGAGCCATGGTGTCTGACCTGATGTCTCGGAACTTCTTCCATGGCTCTGAGTACCGAGGAGGGTACAGGCTTGGTTTCGATGCTGCCCTTCGGGCCTTGGCTCCGATACTCGATCCGAGAGAAGGCAGAGAGGAGAGTTGGTCCTTACTTGGCTTGGGTGGTTCTCTCATGGCTTGGCGCTTTCGATGCTTTTCGGTACTTTTTGATGCTGGAGCGTCACTTTCTTGCGTAAAGGCCTTTCTGATGGGCTGTCGTGAGCGAGTCCTAACGAGTTATCGGGTTTGACGGGAAAATCGGTTTGAGGGGCCTTTACGTGCGTTCTGGAGGCATGTGCGGTGGAAAGCGTGAGAGAGGAATGCCATGCGAATGCGTGGATGACATAAAAGAAACCCCCACTACAGCGATGCGCTATAATAGGGGTTGAAAATAACCGTAAAATCCGAGTATAGCATAAGCCTCTCAGGTGCGGAGGCATGAAAAAACTCCCCGGCTACAGTCCTTGCTTTAGGTAAAGGGAACAACCACTAATAGTTGGTTGATACTCACGTTAGAGGTGCGAAGTTCAACCGACCCAACAGGCGATGGTGGAACAACCGGGATGCCGACACCATCACATCAAAGATGTAGCGCGACCTGCTGGGGCATGCCGCATCAGTGATAGTAATACATCACTCTTATGACCGACGCCGTACGGACGACCGACTGACGGAAACAATCAACAAGCCTTAACCTAAAGCACTAAAAAACGCTTTAGCCCTTAAGGCTTACTCTCTCTACCGGAGCTCGCTCCCTCTATCAAGAAACAGGGCATGGCGGTGACCGGGTTGAACGTGAGTGAGGTGAGGATGCGAATGTGCAGTAAGTGAGGTGATGATGCGAATGTGCAGTAAGTATCTATACCTTGCCTTTTGATGCTTTTCGATGCTTTGTGGTATGCTTGAGGTAAACGCCAACGGCAAGAAAAAGATCACATAATGAGCGTTTATGACACCATCGGAAATACTCTCGTTGAACGGTATGGCGTCCACTTCAGTGGAGAAGGCGAGCAGAAGGCACGGAAGTTCTTCTCGGGCCTGTGCTCGAAGTTCGGTAACGATGAAGTCCTTAAGGCTTGGGATATCGCATGCAGGAAATAGGATAATCCGGTGACCGCACTTTCGAAGCTTGGAGGCATTCTCTACAATCGGAGTCTCTTCTGCTCTTTCATCGAGGAGGATTGACTTTGAAGAATCTTCCGTCCATGCCTGAACCGGTCGAGAGACTGGGTTTTTCCGCGGCGACCGTCTATGCTCCGCTCTACGACTACTACCGGAAACAGAGGAGGCGGCAGCGCCACTATCATGTCGGCCGTTATTAGGTTCGGATGCCCTATAAGGATTTTCCCCGGATGTTCCCGGACCTGCCCGCAGTCATCGTTTCCAAGGCCCTCGGAAAGCTTGAGGATGAGGGACTGTTCAGCATGGTTCATTACGGCTGCCTCAGCTGGTATGCGATAACCCGAATATAGCGGCGTGTCGTCTAGAAAACGTGGTATGCTAGAGGCATACGCCATTCCGAGTGCTCCACCGCTTGGATGGAGCAAATAACTTGGAATGGTACGAATCCCATTGATTGCCACCGGGTGGAGACGGTAGCAGTCAGTGGGATTTACTTTACCCAGAAGGAAATATCATGTCAGCAGTAAAAGACAACAACTTCATCGCAATCCAAGGATGGATGCGCACCAAACTCAACCTCAAAGGCTACGAACTCATCGTCTACGCCCTCATCTACGGCTTCTCGCAAGACGAAAACTCCAAATTCTCCGGCACCAGACGATACATCGCGGAATGGTGTGGATGCTCCATGCGGACCGTCGACAACACCCTCGCGTCACTGCTCACCGACAAGCTCATCGTCAAGCATGAAAAATACGTGAACGGAATCCGCATGTGCGACTACACGGCCGTCCCACCGGAAATCGCCGCACGACAGAACGACGTGCAAGCCCCGCCCGACACCACGACGGAACACGACACCATCGAACCACAACCGCTCATCGACGAGCCGCAAGCCCCCGCACGGCCAAAGGATCCAGACCCCACCGAAGAGGCCGAAACCCCCCAAAACCGCCGTGCCGGCACCAAATACAAGCCCACCACCGTAAACACTCGCAAACTAGTCAAAACCCGCCTCAAGGAAGGCTTTACCGTCGACGATATGAAGCTGGTCATCGACAAGAAATGCGCAGAATGGCTCAACAACCCGGAAATGGTAAAATTCCTCCGACCGGAAACCCTCTTCGGTAACAAATTCGAGGGCTACCTCAACGCCCGAACGACCATTCGACCCAACACCAACGCCACACCCCTCGCACAGGATGCCGACGGCCATCTACCTGAATGCACCCGCGAAAACGGCTGGTTCTAACCCACGACACGCCGGCACACAATGCCGGCAACACGTGAGATAACATTATCTCAAGTAAAAGAAAATGAACCACAAATGAAAACCAACCTCATCGAAACCATGATCCACGAAGCAAACAAAAACAGCCACTACGAAGAAGGCGACTACCTCAACGAAGACGGCCTCCTCACATGCGGCAAATGCCATACGCCAAAACAATGCCGCTTCATCGCCACATGGGACGGCAAGGAGAAGAAACCATACACGCCCTGCGACTGCGCACGCGAACGCCGGAACGCAGAAGAACAGGCCCGACAGGCACAAAACCTTCGCGTCGAAGTAAACCGACTCCGCAAACTCGGCTTCCCCGACAGTGAAATGGCCGACTGGACCTTCGCCAACGACGACGGAACAGACCCGAAGACAACGAGCATCGCCCACAAATACGTCGACAACTTCCAGGAAATGAAGAAACGCGGCAAAGGACTGCTTCTGTACGGTACGGTCGGCACTGGCAAAACATATACAGCAGCTTGCATCGCCAACGAACTCATCAACCAAGGACGTCCATGCCTCGTAACCAACTTCGCAAGGATTACCAACACCCTCCAAGGAACGTTCGACGGCAAACAACGCTACCTCGACGACCTCAACCGTCTTGACCTGCTCGTCATCGACGACCTAGCCGCAGAACGCGACACATCCTTCATGAACGAGATGATCTTCAACATCATCGACTCCAGATACCGGAGCGGCAAACCACTCATCGTAACATCCAATCTCACACAAGCCGATCTAAAGAACCCGAGCTCCGTCGACAGGAAACGCATCTATTCACGGCTGCTCGAAATGTGCGTGCCGATCGAAATGAAAGGCGCTGACAGGCGTGAGAAGAAGCTCCGCGACGATTCGGCCGACATGGCAAGACTCCTCGGCCTCTAGCGACCCTAAGGCGGCATGCGCAACAGCATGCCACTTTTTTTCATACCCTCGGCGTGTCATACCACGCGTGTATGTACAGTGTTAAATATCAGGCAAGGAAAACAACGCCACCAAATAAAAAGGAAACCAAAATGAACAAGAACACAAACATACAAGCCCTATTCCATATCCTCAACGGATGCCTACCATACGAATACGACGAAAAACTCGTCGCCAACGAAAACACCATCATCCTCACAAAAGAAGACTCAGACAACACCATGTACATCACACTGGACAATGACGACGACGACGACGTAGTAGCCATAGGCCACGACGACCCGAACAGGGGCTACTTCGTGGAATACGAGCCCATCTACCGGTCCTCCGAAGACGAACAAATCCCACTCGACTCCATCATCGACGACATCAAACACCACCTCTGACAATCCGCCAAACAAAACAAAAGGACCACAAATGACCATCGAACCAAACACCATCGCCCTCGAAATCCTTGACAGGCTAAACGCCTCCGGAAACAACTACACGGCAAAAACAATCGACCTCAACGACTACGGGACCTCATTTGAAATCACCGAACGCAACTCAGGCAAGAAACTGTGGGTCACACCAGTCGAGGGAAATCTCATCGACATGATCCTATACGACAAGGCAGGCAACACCATTGCAACCAGCACCCTGTTCGACAAAGCCGTCACGGACCTCACATCCCCGGAAGACCTCGCCAACCTCATCGCAATCTACTTCTGAAAAGAAAAAAACAATGAGCCGCAAGAAAAAAGAGCCAATCATCATCAACCTCGATGACGATGACACGATGGCCTGGATAAATGAAATGCGCAACAGTCAACCAACAGCGGACGAACGGCGCAAAATCAGCAACTGGAAGTACTACCGCCGACACAAGGAAGAACGAGCTGAAGCGAACCGCAAATGGAGAGAGTCACACGCCGAACACTACGCAGAAAAACAAAAAGAATACCACAGCAACCCAAAGATCATGAAAAAGAAGCGCGAAACCGCTCGAGAACGCTACCACTCCGACCCCGAATGGAGGGAAGCGATGCTCGCCAGACAACGAGAACGCTACCACGCCATGACCCCGGAGCAGAAAGCCGAATACGTCAGGAAACAGAGGGAACGGGCCCGCATACGCCGGGCCAAAGCCAAAGCCAAGAAACTGGAAACCGAATCCACCCGAAAGGAACAAGCATGAAAAACACCGTCAACCATCCAACCCATTACAATCACCGCAACATCGGCTACGAATGCATCGTCCTCGCCAAATACCAATGCTTCAGCACTGGGAACGTCATCAAATACTTGTGGCGACACAAGTCAAAAGGACAACCAATCGAAGACCTGAAGAAAGCACGATGGTACGCACGACTCGCAGCCATAAGACACGAACTAACGTACACGGCAAGCACATGCGGGGTCATCCTGCATAGACTGGCACAATCAACCGACGGTTTGGAACGTATCGCATGGCATGGCATCCGTAACAGCGACTGGCATGCCGTCATCAAGGCCTTGGATCGAATGATAGAGGAGGAAAGCAAATGACACGCAAGCTTCACGACGTCCAGATCGAAGTCGTCATAGCGGAACACTACCTTTTCGACCTCAATCAATCGGTCGAAAAGACCGCCGAAATCCTCTCCATGGACGAGGATCAGGTCAGGAAGATCCACGACGACTGCGTCAGATATATCACGCCGACAAGGAGGGACAAATGAAGAAAGAAACGAAGATGCAGATCATCAGATGGTATGAGGCCGGCCTAACCGTCGACGAATTCGCCCCGATCATCCCGCAATACTGTAGGCAGGAGATCGAAGCCGTCATCAAAGAACACAAGGAGAAAGTGGCACGGGAACGTCTGATGTGTGGATTGTGTCCCTGATGCTCGCACTCACGATCCTCATGTCTTACAGGAGACGGTGAGCACAGGAAAATCTACGAATTGTAGCGTGTCGCGTTAACGTGGCACGCTTTTTATGATATATTGAACATATCAAGCAAAGAGCTTGACGAACACAAAAGGAACAACCAATGAACCACGTCACCACCAACGAAGCCAAAGCCATGATGCACGACATCGACGTACGCCTCGACCAAAAAAGCCACTACACCACCGACGTCATGCCCAAAGGCATCATCTACCACGTCGGCGACCACAAATACGTTACACTCGACGACTACGCGCAAACCTTCGAAGACTACGAATGGGACCACGACGGTGCGGAATGGGCCTGCTACCTCTACACGCTCGCCAAAAATAATCCGGAACGCATCGACTTCTACACGCAGGCCTACAACCTAGGCGGAATGGAAACACTCGAAACCATCTACAACAACGTCACCGAAAACGAGCCACAGACCATCGTCTGCCCCATCTATAAGCACTGACCACCGACCCGACAAAAGGAGCCATAAATGGAAAACGACAGCCTCAATAAGAAATTCGCTAAAGTCCTCAACGAAGTACCAAACTTCAGCACCGACGAAACCGCACAAGCCGGCAACCGCACCTACAAGTACCTCAACCTCGCCACCCTGCTCAAGACCATCAAACCCGTCTTCGCAAAGCACGGACTCGCATTCACCCAAAAAGTCACCTACACACCCGGAGGAGACGGAAGACAAATCCTCGGCACCATCGAAACCATCATCTTCGACGACACTGATCAGATGACGGTCTGCGAATACCCGTTCTTCGTTACCGGCGACCCTCAGCAAGTCGGCAGCGCCATCACCTACGCACGTCGCTACAGCCTCACTACCATCCTCGGCATCTTCCCGGATAAGGATGACGACGGAGCATACGCACAACAGCAATACAAAACCGCCGACAAGCCAATCGGAGCAGGCCAGTACGCCACGCTCGTCAAAGCCATGGACGCACACGCCGTTCCAGCGGAGGCACGAGGCGAATTCATCAGCGGTACACTCAACCGGTCAGTCAAAGGTTGGAAAGGCATCACCCAATCCGACATGACGAAACTCATGGACGCCATCAATAGAATATGATAAGGATAGCCCCGGCGCACACACGCCGGGGCTTTATCATATCTGGGACACAAATGAAGAAACGGAGGAAACGACACGCCGGCATGCACCCTCTACCTTACCAGATGATATAGTAAGGATATCAACTAAGAAAGGAAGACAATGAAAATCATCAACCTCTCACAAGCAAACGACACCGACGCATGGCTCAACGAACGCATCGGCCGTATCACCGGCACCAAAAGCGGCAGTCTAGCCATGAGCCGCTATCCACAAACCGACATCAAAAAACTCACCGAATACCGAAACAAAGCACTCGAACAGTCAAAAACCGCAAAAACCAAAGCCAAAGCCGACGAATACTTCCGAAAAGCACAAGACTACGACACACGAATTATCGAAGCCGACGCAAAAAACAAGCACCTAAAAGTCAACATCGACTTCTGGAAATTCCTAGCCGAAACCATGGCCGAACAACCCGACGACGAAAACCCGATGAAACGCGGACACAGACTCGAATCAGAAAACATCGCCCTAACCCTCCAACAACTAGGCTACAATCCCGAAGACTGCATCACGGACTGCGGCATCTGGGAAAACGATGAAGACGCCCGACTCGCCTGCAGTCCAGACGCCTACCAAGCCTCAGACAACCCGACATGGGCCATCGAATGCAAAAGCCTCGGCAGCGCCTACCACCTCCAAACCGTTATCCCATGGATGATCCACTCACAGTACATCCGCCAACACTCCATCCCGACACCGCTGCACGAAGTAGCCGCGCAAGTACTCCCAACGGAAACCACAAGCCTTAACGCCACTGGAATGGACTTCATCCCCGACATGTACCGAACACAAGCCCTCCAATACTTCGTGGTCTGCGACACGCTCGAAACGCTCTACTTCAGCATGTACGACCCACGCGTCTACGGTGACGCCCGACACCAAATCATCCCAATCCACCGAAAGGACATCCAACCACTCATCGCCGACCACAAACGCAAACAACTCAACACACTCCACATCATCGACATCATCACCGAAGCAACAGGAGCGACATTTCAATGACCATCGACAGCCTCCTCCAAAGCGAAGACATCTACATGCTCTTCGATGGATGCCCCACCTGCCATCCGGAAAGCTTGAAACACCTCGACAAATGCCGGACGCAAGCACAAAAAACACGACGACGACTACACGTCATACCATCAGGCAGCCAAACGGCCACACTGATGAGACTCATCGCCCAAAACCAAGGACAACACGTCGAATATCCAATGATCCTCACGGACGGCATCATCCGATACGACCCACAGGACATAACCGAAAGGAGCCAACAATGAAAACGGAATGGTGGACCGCAGTCATCACAGCCGGACTCACGGCCGGATACGCCGTCACAACGACTCAACTCTCACCAGGACCCGCATACGCCTTCAGTAAACTCAGAAAGCGACTCACAGCCAAAACCGAAAACCAAGCCAACGACCTGGTATCCAGCTTCGGAGAACTCGCCTACTGTGGATGGTGCCTCAGTTTATACATGAGCCTGCCGGCATGGACTGCAAGCGCGAAAGCGTTTCGCATTCGTTTCGGCCTCAAATGGCTAATCGGACTGGCCACAGCGACAAGCATCGCCGCATATTACAGGCATCAAGCAGAAAGCAGGATCTAATGTACGGCATTCCACAACGCCACGTGATCATCCTCCTCCACCTAATCGAGGAGCCGACCACCCAAGAACACCTGACCGCGATAGCCCCAAAACTGGGCTGTCACGACACGCCACAAAGCCTAAGAAGCCGCATGGTTGAACTCGAACGGGGCGGATACGTCCACCGTGTCGACAGAAACGGCGTCAGCAGCCACGGCCGCCCATGCTGGCGATGGCAGCTCTCCAAAAAAGGCAAAGACCTCGTCCAAGAACTCCTCGACCCCACCACATCAATTGAAAGGAAATGAAAAACACCATGGCAACGAAACCGTTCTCCGCCATCATCGGAGGTAAGAGAATCACAATACACCAGAACGCCTACACGGGGCTCTTCTACACCATCCGACACGACGGCAGTCACTCTCCGGTCGCCTACCGTATTATCGAAGCGCAGGTCCCCAGCATGCAGCGGCTCAAATATTGGAGAAACCGTTACGGGTACACACAGGCCGGCCTCGCCGAAAGACTCCACGTGTCCAGTAAAACCATCATCGAGATGTGGGAAAACGGATTGAGACACCCGCTCAAGAAGTACAGGCAGTTGATCAATGCCGAGCTCAACCCAAACATCTTCCCTGACTAATCCCCTTCCCTACGGCGTGTCGCACCGGTGTGGCACGCCGCTTATGATATAGTAAAAACGTCAGGCGGGGATCCTGCCACAACATAAAAAGGAGCCATAAATGGAAACCGTCAAATACCTCACCACCATCATCAGCCTCATCATGCACCAGCCGAAAATAGGCACCATCCTCGACGAGGACGGACTCGACCCGGAAATCACTTACGGTCGGATCGGCATCAAAGACTACGACGCGTTCATCACCCTCCGCGGCCTATTGAACGGCATCGAAGAAGTCGAAACCACACCAGTCCACGAAATCGACAATGGCATCGGATACGACTTCACCATGACAGCACCGATCACACTGCACTTCTTCTACTGGAGGTAACCCCCAAAACATGCGAAAACGCCCCGCTGACGGCCGAACAAGCCCAAACGCGGGGCGTTTCATATACTAAAGTCGACTAACGGCTCACACCAGCATAATGCACGCCGAACAAGCTAGCTACACCGGAACCAACCAGCGCACAAGCACCACCGGCAACGGCAACCCACGATGGAACACCAGGAACGGCACTCACCAAACTAGCCACCGCACCGGCAATACCCAACAAACCGGACAGCAAATACGCCCAACGACGCGTATCGGCGTTGAACGCAGGCACATAATCATCCGAACCATCCGCGCACTCATTCGTGATCATGGTCTCCGAAGTCGGTTCGCCAGACAACGCGTCATCAGACAACATCACATGCTTAGCCATAAACAACCAATCCTTTCAATCACTTAAAGATAATACCGTCATTAAGACGCTTCTGAAATTCCTTCACAGCCATACTAGGGGCAGGACTGATCATCCCATCGCCCGGAAAACCGTTCATCTCCATCAAGAACCTATGAATGAACTCAGGACCCGCATTGCGCGGCCGATCCGTAATACCGAACCGACGAGACATCCACTCAACCCAATCGCTACCCGAAGTACCCTCCTCAAGACAAGCGATATTCCGATTCTCGACACACCTGATCTGACCGGACATGACACCATCCACGGTCGTGCCGGCAACTTCCTGAGCCCTCCGCATCGTCAAAGGACCCCAAGACCCATCCACTTCAAGCTTCATAACCGACTGCGTAGCCGGCTGCACAGGCACCGGATTCGATGGAGCCACCAAACCACGGGCCAAACGATCCAAACGATCCAGATCATACGAGCCAGGACACTGCGTCGCAGAACAATCACGATGACGAATCAACGGCAAGTCTCCATACTCCACCCGCAGATCACGAATAAGCTCAGCGATCGTCTCATAATCACCATCCGACTGACGGGGATTACACTCAATGCCGATACCCATATCATTACCCTTGGAACGGACGCCGATACCATCCCCGGCATTCCACGCACGATCATCAGGATCCACGATGCACGCCACACGGCCCGCCTCAGCCACATAATGCGCGGAAGCACCACGAGCCGGACTGCACAAAGTCTTAATGACGCCCTCGAACGTCGGATGAGTGCTCGGATCACCCCACCAATGAATCACGATGAATTTGATACCATACGGGCGACCGCTCGTATAATTCGGACTATCATACCGGGTAATGTTCTCGTAAGACACTATAAAACTTCCTTTCAAACAATCAAAACATACCAAATGATAAAAAGAAAACGAACGAAAGCCGGAAGCCCAGTGATAAGCAGATAACCGCCCACCACCATGACGCCAATAAGGAACGACGACAAAAGAATGAGAACGACATTCTCAATAAACTCACGACTCATACTACTTAGCATATCAAAACACCCTACGCTAGACTTAATTACATGACAGAACTGATACCGTCCATCCTCGGACTCACTGGCATAGTAGTAGGCGGCACCATCACATGGGTCACCACACGACGCAACAACCTCACCACCGCCTACCAACATATCGTAGAGGCACAGGGCGAACTCAAAAAACAAATCGACGCCCAAGACGAAAAAATAAACAAACTCATCCAAACACGAGACGAACTGCAACACGTAAGCGACCTCGAAACCGGATACATTCGCACGCTAGGCCACTGGCTCGCCCAATTCTGCGAAGTAATCGACGACGACTTCCTAACACGCCACCCAAAACCATCACTGCCGGACGAACTACGAAACCGCATCTGCCCACTCTGACCAACCCGACATAAAACAAGCGCCACAATCAAACAATTACGATCGTGGCGCACTGATCAAAAACCGAACCCGGCAAAACCCTTAATACCGTCTGGAGATTGGCCAGCTCACACTACCCCTGCGAGAACCGGTCGAACCGGAGCCACCCCTATTAGTGATCTTAATGGTACCGTCAGCACCTACCATCAACAAGCCAGTGACACTGGCCCCATTTTCGACGCAAAGTGCAGCTGAAACATCCACCGCGGGACAACATTCTTTCTTCACTTTATCCGTAAAAGGAATCTCAGCCCACGAGGCGGCATCGATCTGAATGCCGGAAACCTGCACGGTACAGGAATCCGCACCATACAAGAGCGTCAAACTCCCGTTAAGCCAATTGGTGGTAACCACTTCGAGGGTGTCGTGCCAAACGCCGTTCTCCCTCACATACCGGGTACCGGTAGACGCCACGAACACCTCCTGCCCGTCAGCCGCGGAGAGGGCATTCAACCTATCCACGTTAGGCACTTTCACCAGCATATTCCGATACAACATAGGAGCCACGTCAGAAATAACACCAGCAGTAACATAAGCAAGCACCAAACCGGGAATCGTATTATCGGCAGTCGACTCCGGATACACCTTCACCAAACCACGAGGCACGCTACCATGCGAATAATTCGGATCCTCCACGATGACCGCGATCTTATAATTACCGGACGGACCAGGAATCGTCACAGTCTCCTCGCCCACACTGGCATAAGTGTAAGCTCCGATACTGGCCCACGGGCTTACTATCCCGCAATGAGGCTTGACAGTGACCTTCAACCCGTCGATCACGCACAACGGGCTCTCAGCACCATACAACACGCCGGAAATACAGTTGAAGGCCGTGCCGTCAGACGGAGCCAGAAACGGGTTGACAACATGCCGAAAATTATCGGCCGTATAAGTCGGAACCCCATCCACGGCAGTCAAAGGATGCATGGTAATACTCATAAGCTACTCTCCAACAGTAGGTTTCTTAATATAAGTCTTCTCTATTTTATCAATCTTTGAGGAAAGACTCTCGACAGTAACCCTCAGCTTATCCACCTCATCCATGCTCTCTTGGGCCAACCGTAAGGCAGCAATGCTTAACTTCGGATAGTCAACGCCGACCGGAACACTATCCTCATCGTACAGGCAGAAAAAACCAAGACCGGCATCATCCAAATCCTCAGCAAGGAGACCGACGACCGGCTGTGTGTTATCAAGCCTCAAATTCAAATCATCCTCATACATGTACACACGCCATTTCACCCGACGGAGAGCATCCAACGGAATGAACCCGTCAGCATCGTCAACGTTCACCACCGAACACGCAGACGAATGATCGGTCCCTAACCGGCCGTCGGGAAGGCAGTAAACCGGCCTCAGTGGACTCGACAGAAGCGAACCGGAATACACGTCCCTAACGCCAGTACCGCCATGAGCAGGCACGATCACGGCATTACCCTCGTAAACATTGGCCTGATCTTGCTCCCCAATAAGCGAACCTAAATCATCCTCGACGGTAACGACACGCTTACCGACTTCCTCTACACGCTTGGAAACGTCCGCCGACAGTTCACGCAACTGACGGCGAACCTCTGAAAACTGGCGAGAGGTGGCATCCACCCCATCAAGCGAAAACCTGAACTTACCTTGCATAATATCCTCCTACTGCAATACAGGTGTGACAGTCCAAGAACCAGTGAAGTCAATATCATATCCAACAACACGCGCTTCACCTCGGGCGAAACCCTCTAAACGGCCACTATCATCGGTGATATCCCACGCGACGACATCACCCGGACTCCAATCCTGGTAGACAACAGGCGCAGCCATCAGATCCAACGTCATGGCGACGGTGTTCGTACCATCCTGTAATTGTCGCAACACGGACATGGCGTGAGCGTTCAACGTTTCCTTCTGCTTAATGCTCTCCGACGCTCGGACCACATATTCAACGACAGGACGATAAGACTGGTCCACGGTCATTACATCAGACCGCAACTGAGTCTCCCCCGACGTGCTCCCGACCGCTACGACCATGTTCGCGCCGTAATCAGTCGTGTAATCCTCTACGATCTTGAAAGACGTCATCACACTCTCATCAAACGTCGTGACCGGAGTGACGGAACCTATCCTGTCCGCAACCGTCAAAACCGGCAGATATCTGCCGCCCTCGACAGCCCGCCATGACGTGCACCATTCCGGACCGTTCTGGACGTTCGAAAGGTCCTGAAGGGCACTCAGCAACGTTTTCTCGGAGGACTCTTCATACGTCCTGTCGCGTAGTATGCCACTGGGGGTCGCGTTCGTCAGAAGCGTGAACCGGTGATCTGCGAGCGTACTCGATACAAGATCCTTCACGATCTCGCACTGGTCACGTTTCGAATACGCATGATCCTTCACATACACGTTGCCTAAATAATGTTCGACGGTCGCCAACGTGAGAGACAGGCCCTGATCCTGCAAGCCACGTTCCCGTTTAACGACGATGCCACCCCATAATACGGTCTGTCCGCTCACCAAAACAATGGCCGTACCATACGGGATCGTCGCCTCATTCCAATTAGTTGGAATGTTCCGCCATGGAATCATCACCGTCTCACTTGTCTTCTCCTCGAAACGATACGAAAACTTGGAAACCTGCAAATCCTGGAACTCCGCCAACACGATTCCGGTAGGCAAAGACACCGAAAGGAATTGAAATCCGGTCGTATCCCACAATGCATGCCCGTCCACGGAACGAGGCGAGCCAAACCAATCACCGGACAAAACCATGACACGCTCCCTACATGTAAGCCGGATAGAAAGAAACCGTCATACGAGCATCACTCGAATGTTCACTCGCACTGAAAGCCCACTCGTTCAACCCGGCCACAGCCTGACTCCATTCACGTCTGACGACATGGCCACGAGCCGGATCGAACCCGTCGATCAATATCTCATGGTTTACGCCGTTTATGGTCACATAATGGCCGATGCCGAGCTTCAGATCGAAAGCCATGACGTGTCCACTTTCAACATGCGATACCTGAGGGTTTACGACCGGGCCGTCAATGCGAATAAACACCGGACTTGGAGCGTTGCCGACGTTCGATAGTAGGACACGTCCGGATAGGACATCCTCGCTCCACTCCCAAGATGATACCGGACCATCGCACGTTCCGAAACAGTATGGGAACGCCATGCCGCCAGACGTGCTCGGCAATCCCGAAACACCGGACACCGATTCAAGCCCGTATACGCACGGATCCAAAGACGTCAGACCGAGACTAAAACGAAGCATGTTCACTCCAGCCCATTTGACCAATGGTGCGGATGCTGACTGCCACACTTGCATTTGGAAACCGACATCACCAAGCCGTACGGACAGTCTCATGCCGGCAGTGTTTAGGACGCTTTTGAACGCGGTCCACGCTTTTACGCATGATTCGGTACACCGGCCGATAATATGACCTTCGATGCTGATGGTACGACCTTTCAAACGAGGCAGATTACTATACCAGCCGTCAGCCATAAGCTTTTCACTGGTTTGCAAAGTCGAACCCACGCCGTCGAACAAGCCGGACACGTCCTGAAACGTGACATGCCATTCGCACCCAGACGAGTCCACGCCATAGAGGGGGAAACCGTTCAACGTCAACCGAAGGTCACGGGAATCGAGGGAAAACATACTCATAACCACATCATATCCTTATCACACGTAGCAAAAATTGATCATTCGGACCGTTTCCCGAGCCGCCATCGTCGGATCGGAGGCGTTGACGGTGATCGGAGCGGACACGCGAGGCCCGTTATTCTCATTCAAAGCCACCGGAGAAGACATCGGAGTCGAAAGAGGACCTGACAGTGAGGACGGGAGCAGATCCGATATCATGCTCCGTACCGGTCGTACGGCCAAGCTCTCATTCATTTCCACACCGACGCCGAGACCGGCCGGGATCATCTTGCCGACCTCGTCACGGAACACTCGTGATGGCGAATGAATGCCAAGGGCGCCCTTCGCAGCGTTGATGATACTGGAAGCCGCTCCCTTGACCGCTGCGACGGCATTGCCTATGGCTCCCTTGATGCCGTTGATCAAACCTTGGATAATGTTGTTGCCAGCGGATACCAGCCATGATCCGGCATTGCTGAACGCGTTCCTGATCTTACCGCCAATGCCGTTGACGGTGTTCGCCACATTGTTGACGCCGTTGCGAACACTGTTGATGATACCGTTCCAAGCGTTGGAAGCGATATTCTTGACAGAATTCCAAATATTGGACCACGTGTTGCTGATTACACCCAGAACCGATGAGATGATATCGGAAACGGAGTTTAATCCGGCGGTAACGACATTCTTGATACCGTTCCATACTGTCGAGGCAAGATTGCCTATACTGGCCCATACTGCGTCCCAATCGCCTCTTACGACTGCAAGTACGGTCGAGATAATGGAGTTGATGACGTTCATTACCGTACTGATGACCGTTTGAATATAAGGAAATACCGCGTCGATGACACCTTGAATGGCGTTGGCCCATATGGTGAATTGAGCTTGCAATACTGGCAGGACGGTTTGGAACACTGCAGCCAGATTATTGATGACAGGCGTGACCGTGGTCATGATGATCGCACCGATCTGAGTCAGATTCGCGACCAGCGAACCCAACACTGGCATGAACGTTTGGAAAGCCGCGTTCAGGATCGGCATGATCGCACTGCCAAGACTCTGTAAAGACTGTATGAACGGTTTTAAAGCCGGCAATAGTTGACCGGTGAACACTTGCCCGATCGGAGCGAAAGAAGACTGGAGTACGCTACCAACCTGCTGCAAGACTGGCATCATCGACGACGTCATGCTTTTGAAAGCCTGAGGCAAACCGCCGATACCCTCGGCAAGCATGCTGATACCTTGAGTAGCAGGACCTTTGAACGAATCCAATATTTGCATACCGACGTTCACGACGGAAGCTTCTAGATTTCCCATCGCACCCTCGATGGTTTGCGTACTGGTAGCGGCTTCCTTGGCCGCATCGGTCATACCCAAGTCCATGACGGCCTTGTTGAATTCCTCGGCGGTGATCTCGCCTTTGGCCATCGCGTCACGGAAATCGCCCGTGTACGCGCCGTTTTTCTTCATGGCTTCCTGTAGTTTACCTGAAGCGCCCGGGATCGCATCGCTTAACTGGTTCCAGTTTTCGGTGGTGAGTTTGCCTGCGCCGGCCGTTTGCGTCAATACCATGCCAACGCTTTTGAACGTGTCAGCGTTACCACCTGCGACCGCGTTGAGGTTACCGGCCGCTTCCGCTAGGTTCGCATAATTGTCGACACCGTTCGCAGCTAATTGTGCGGTGGTGTTGCGAATGTCGGACAGGTCGTAGACTGTCTGGTCCGCGTACTTTTGCGTGCTGGCGGTAAGCTGGTCTATCGTGCTTGTGTCCAAGCCTGCGAAGTTTAGCGTGCTGGCGAATTTTTGTGCCGAGTCGGAAGCTTCTATGATGTCGCCGCTGAGGTTGCTTATGGCGTCCACGGCCATGTTGAGTCCGGTGGATACGAGACCGCCGACGGCTCCGGCGATGGCGGAGAGTTTGCCTAATCCGTTGGATGATTTTTTGGAGGATTCGTCCATGTTGTCCATGGAGTCGGAGGCTTCGCGTGCGGATGTTTCGATTTGACGGCTTCCGGCTTGGATGGTTTTGACGCCGTTTGTCCAGTCGCTGGTGTTGATTTCGGCGTCGAGTGTGAGTGTGGAGTCAACCATTTATCGTTCCTTTCCGAGCTCGTTTATGATGCGGCTGATTTTTTGGTCTCCGTGTTTAGTGAATGCTGCGGTCAGGCATTCGAAGGTCAGTCGGTATTGTTCGGCTAGGTGGGTTCGTCGGAGGCGTTGGCCTTCTTTGATTAGGTTGAGGGTCAGGCTTGGTGTCAGCTTGTTTTCTAGTGCGTCGTGGATGGCCTCCCACCCGTATAGGTCTCCGAGTTCGGCGAGGATGCGGATGCTGGGTGGGGTGTGTTGTTTTGTTTCTTGTTGTTTGTATGTTTGCATCCGCTGTTTTTCTGCGGGGGTGAGGAGGCTATCCCATGAGCGCATTTATTGTCAGCCTTCGATGTCGAGGGTGAGGTTTTCTGCCATGAGTCTGCAAAGGGCGGTCATGGCTTGTAGGTAGGCGAGGTCGCTGCGCTGTTTGGTTTGTGTCATCCATTCGTGGAAGGCGTTGTTTGGGGTCATGAGGTCGGCGACGAGTGGGAAGATGATGTTTTCCGCTGTTTCCAGTGTTTCTTTGGTCATTTCGCCGGCGGAGAGTTTGTCGAGTGCTTCAGCGTTGTCGAGAATGGTGAGCATGTCTTTTGAGCCGAGTGGGCGCATGGTGTAGGTGATGCCGTCGATTTTGACGGTGAGTCGGCGGAATGATTTGCGGGTGTCGATGGTTAGTGTTGGTTTGGTCATTTCATGCTCCTTGAGTGTGGTATTATTGGGATTGGCTCCTTTATGCCATTGTGTTGACGGATTAGCCCATCATCGTATTGTAACGATGGTGGGCTTTTTCTGTTTTCTGTCTGGTTACGCTTCTGTATTGGTGTCGTTGGAAGCGATGGAGGAGTCGTCTGTCGCGTTGATGTGGATGGTTACCTGTGCGGTACCGGATTTAAAGGCAATGGAGCTGTTGCCGGGCTTTTTGGCAATGAGGGTCCAAGTACCGTCGCCGTTGTCGGTTACGGTGGATGTTTCAGCTTCCAAGTTTTCTGCGGTGATGGTGCCGGTGGCTCCGTTCGGCATGGCGGTCACGGTGATTTTCACTGGTTCGTTCACTTTGCAGTTGATGTTGGAAGGGGTGGCGATGAGAGAGGTGATGGCGTTTGTCGACGGCTTGATGGTTCCGGTGCTTTCGTCGTAGTAGCTTGGCGTGTCGAGGTCGAGTTCGCCCATGACGACCGCGCCTTCGGGGCTGGCGGTCATGGTGCCAGTGAGGGTGACGACGAATGGGTCGCTGAGGCTGATCTTGAATTCGCCTCCGGCGCTGATGAGGGCTTGCGGGATGCGGAAGTCCTGTGCGCTGGACTGGCCGTCGCACACGTTGTGGATGATGATGTCTCGTGGCGTGTTGGAGACGCATTCGTTGCCGCCGAATCGTACCTGTCCTGTTTCTCCGAGGTCTCCGCCGATGACGCGCTTGAATTTTGCGTTGTGGTAGAGTTCGGGGAACAGCATGCCGAGGAAGCGGACGCTAGGGCAGATGACGTTGAGTTCGAAGCTCATTTCGTCGTAGCTGCCGTTCGGCACTTTGATAGTGCCGGACTGGCTGGCGATTTCGGTGGTGCTTGGAGTGAGGGTGAGAGTGCCGACTTCATCCTGCACGTAGTCGGGGGGGATGATCATGTCGTCGATGTAGACGGTTTTTTTGCCGATGAGTGGATAGGATGCCATTTTTTTCCTTTCGGTTGGCGTGTCCGGTTTGACTGCGGTGTATTATGCCGTTTTTATTTTACAGTGTTGTCGGATCGAGTTTGTAGTCGATTTGGAAGCGGATGCTTTTTACCCAGTGTCCTTCGTGGTCGATGGCGTCGAGGTCGATCGCGGTGGCCGGGTGAGTGCGGATGCTTTCGTAGTTGATGTCGGTGATTGGCTGACATGTGAGTCGGCAGTAGTGGGGGAGTGTGGTGTTGATCAGGTTGAGGAGTTTGAGCATGAGCCGGCCTTGTTCCAGGACGTCTTCGTGGCGGCTGCTGATGGTGATTTGGTCGGTGTAGAGGTCGCCGTTGATGTCGACCGTGTTCGCGTTGACCCATATGCCTTCCATGCTGGTGACCGCGCCGGTGTCGAGGATGGGGCTGGTACCGAAGAAGAGGTTTTGTCCGTAGATGCCGTAGCCTTCGTTTTGGAGGGTCATGCACACTGCTAGGTCTATCATGCGTTATTCCTTAGATGTTGAAGTAGGTTTTGGTGCGGGAACTTGCGGTGCGGGCTGCTCGTTCCAGATAGCGGACCGTGTTTGGGTGCAACCGGTTTTCGTGTTCACGGATGCGGGCGTATGGGATTCTGCCATTACCGAAGGTGATTCGCCAGTGGGTGTTTTCGACTTGTTGGAATCGGCCACTGTTACGGAGCGCGCCGGTTTTGACTGGCGCGTTTTGGCGGGCCATGCGGAGGATGTCGGTCATCATGCGTACGCCGCCTTTGTTGAGTTGTTTGGCGGAGAGTTTGCGCACCCATTTGGCGGTGACTTTGAGTTGGTAGCTCATAGGCTGGTCCGTCCGTATGGGTTGCCGGTGAGGGTGATGAAAAGGGTCCTGCCAGTGTCCATGTCGTCTCCTCTGCTGGCTTTGGTGATTTGATAGGCGCGTCCGTTATGGAGTTTGAGTATGAGGTCCGGCCATGCTTCCATGTCTTCGCGGAGTGTTTCGGGAAGATTGTCTGGTTGGATATGGAAACGGCGTGTGGAGATCCGGGTGCCGTATTCGGCTGGCTGGTCTGTTTCGGTGGAGTGTTTGATTATTGTCTTAACATCGGCGAGTTTGATGTTGTCGAGACCGGGGGCCGTGTATTTCCAAAGCGAGGCTGTTTGCGCTTGTGCGGGGAATAGGGTAAACGGGTCACATTGCAGTGCCATACGAGTAGTTGTCTCCTGTGTGGTCTTGGACGTTTTCCCACCATGGTAGGTCGAGGTGGGGGGTTGGCATGCTGAGGAGTCCTCCGGTGTCTGGGCTGGAGTGGCAGAGTTTCCACGTGTTAAGCAGCGCCTTGTATGGGGTGAGTGCGTGTTCGAGCGTGGTTTGGGTGGCTTCTGCGTAGGTTACGCTTACGTCTTCGATGCGTTTGGAGGTGATGCTGTCGGTCCTGTCGGTCATTGACTGGTCGGATTGGATGATGGCCGCGAGGATGGCGGTGAGAGGTGCAGGGAGTCGGTTGAAGCCGTGGGTGCCGGTGATGGCGACGGCCATGCCTGGCAGGTATGGTGTGGTGAGAGTGAGAGTGTTCATGTATTTCGTTTCCGGTGTCAGGCTGTCCGTCTTGGTGGATTCGATGGTGTATTCGAGATTGGTGTCGTACGTGGATCTCACGTCGGTTACTTCTGAATACCATGATGGTAGGATGACGTGTTTGCCGTCGTCGCTGACGATACCGGTCATGGTGTCCGTTGTTTCGTCGAGTGAACCCATGCAGAGCATGCTGGCGAGGTCGGCTAATGCTGCGGCTTTCCACGTGTCGTATACGGTTTCGCCTACCTGTTTGCGTATGGTGTCGGCTATTATCATTTAACCTCCAATGGGGAAAGAAAGGTCCTACCGTTAATTGTAACGATAGGACCTAATTGTTTACTGGCTGGTTATAA